GTGGACATGCGGGCCGCGAGGGAGACGGCGGCCGGACCGGCGGACAGCGAGGGGGTGAAGGCGGCGCGCATCATCTTTGAGAGCAGCCCGAAGGGATTTCTGGACCACATGGCCCGGCTGGAGAAGGAATACTTGGATGCGTGCAGGGAGGTTTTGCGGGAGCGGGAGGAGACGGCGAGACGGGCGGCGGCAATGCAATGCGACGCGGGGTCCGGCGAAGCGGTGGTGCAGCCCGACGAAGCGAGTGAGAAGCTGCTGGAGGCCTGCCAACGGTATTTGAAGGCGGCGGGGGTGTAGCTTGCCACTGGACCCGCATCAGGAGTTCCGGGTCGCCACCACGCTCGCCCATGTCCAAAGCCTTGTCCGGTTTCTCCTGCGGGACGGAGCCTATGAGCGGTACGGCGAGGAGGAGCAGCGGGAAGTCTTCCATCACTGGAACCAAGTGGTGAGCCGCTACTTCGACGGCGAGCCGGAGATGAAGGACTGGCGGAACCTGGCGCGGCATGTGTTGCGGGAGTGCTTGAAAGCGCTGGAGGAGAAGGATGGGCTTTCAGGCGAGGAGGACAAGAAGTGACACCCGAAGAACGAGTCGCGGCGATGCCGGTTTATTATCTCCGAATCGACCTCAAGGAACCAAGGGTTATCGACGTTCCCGACCTTGCCAGGAATTCGGCGGAAATTGTGAAAGCCATCCGCGCCGGTGTCGCGGAGGAACGCGAGTTGTGCGAGGAGGCGGTGCGGGCGGTGAAAAATGAGTCTTTCCCATTGACCCATCCCTGGAATGTGGCTCTCGATCTTGCGTTGGCCGCCATTCGGCTGGCAAGCGGCGCGGATTGTATTTGGTGAGAAGGATGCTGTCAACCCGCCTGATGAGGGCAAGCAGTGACCGCCGAGCAGTTAGCCGAGATCGAGGCGCTTTTCAATGAGATGTGCCGGTCCGCTGAGAGGTTCGGAACGCCGCCCGGTTGGTGCGCACTAGCCGCCGGCCAAGCGCTGCTTGCCGAGGTCAGGAGGCTGCAAGCACTGGAGGAGAAGGACGGCCCTTCAGCGCCGGAGGACAAGAAGTGACACCCGAAGAACGAGTCGCGGCGATGCCGGTTTATTATCTCCGAATCGACCTCAAGGAACCAAGCGTGATTGACATTCTTGATCTTGCAAAGAATTCCCACGAGATGGTGAAGGCAATCCGTGCGGCCGTCGCCGAGGAATGCGAGGCGTGCCGAAAGGCGGTGGCAGCGGTGAAAAATGAGGCTTTCCCATCGACCGATCCTTGGAACGTCGCTCTGGATTTGGCGCTTGCCGCGATCCGCGTCAGCAGCGGCGCGCCAAGCATTTGAGGAAAAAGACGGCGTTCCAGCACCGGAGCGTCGAGACTACCGATTTCGCCCGAAAAGTTTGGCATCTGCGGCATTGGAAGGACAAGCCTTACGCGTAAGTGCAGCGCTGTGTAAGGGAACCCTCACGGCAACGCGTTGAAGAAGCGGAGTCGCACTCCGACAAGCTGCAAGCCGGTACTCAAGCCCGGCCAGATGCCAATTTTTGCTGACGCGCCCGGAGTCCCAAGCTTGGCGTTCCACCACCGAGTTCCGAGAGAGCCGGTCGCGAACCTCCAATACCGCCAGAAGGTTCTTGAACTGGCCTCCGTGGACGCCAAGGCAAGAGCGGCGTTCTTGGAGATGTGCCGCCAGGACATGCTTTTCTACGTCAACACCTTCGTCTGGCAGTTCAACCCTCGCTCCCAGGCCGGCCTTGAAGTCGGGCCGTTCACGACCTGGGAGTTCCAGGATCACGCCCTTTTGGAGATGGACCAGTGCATCGATCTGGACGAAGACTTGTGCATCGAGAAAAGCCGGGAGATGGGCGCGAGCTGGATGCTTATCATCCTCTTCGAGTACCGCTGGCATTTCCGGCCCTGGCAAAAGTTCCTGCTGATCTCCCGCAACGAGAAAGCGGTGGACGATGAGGACCCCGATTCCCTGTTCTGGAAGATCGACTTCATTCATTCCCACCTTCCGGGCTGGCTGCTGCCCAAGATGCGCCGCCGCCGGCTGTTCTTCGGCAACGACGACAACGGCTCGACGATCACGGGCCAGGCCAGCACGGGCAAGGCGGGCGTTGGAGGCCGAGCTACGGCGATGGGTATTGACGAGTTCAGCCAGATCGAAGAGGACTTCGAGGTCCTGCACCGGACCAGCGACACGACGGGGTGCCGCATCTTCAACTTCACGCACAAGGGCTTGGACACCGCCGCATTCCAGCTGACCCAGCGGGTGGACATGCGGAAGCTGAACCTGCACTGGACGCAGCACCCGGCCAAGCGCAAAGGGATGTATCGCTGGGACACGGAGCGAAATCATGTCGTTAATCTTGATCAGTCCTACCAGCATGCTCCCGATTACCAGTTCGTCACCGATGGCAGTCCCAGCGGTGGCCCTCGTCCCGGTGTTCGCTCTCCGTGGTACGACAGCCAATGCCGGCGAAAGGGTAGTGCTCGCGCCGTCGCGATGGACTTGGACATCGACCCCAAGGGAAGCACAAGTCAGTTCTTCGATCCTCTGGTGATCCACATCCTGAAGCAGACCTACGGCTGCGACCCCTATTGGCGCGGGGAGATCGAGTACGACAAAGAGACGGGCGAGCCAAAAGGCCTGACGGCCACGCCGGGCGGCCGGCTGCGCTTGTGGCTCCATCCCGGCTCCAAAGCCATGCTGCCCAAAGCGCCTTATTGCATCGGCGGCGACATCGGCACCGGCTCGGGCGCCTCGCCGACGTGCCTTTCCATCGGCAATGCGGGAACCGGCGAGAAGGTCGGCGAGTGGGTGAGTGCGCGGGTCGATCCGCACGACTTGGCGCCGCTGGCCGTGGCCTTGGCGATGTGGTTCGTGGACGAGGACGAGCAAGGCGCCGAGATGATTTGGGAGACACCCGGACCCGGTCTGACGTTCGGCAAGCGCGTGTTGGAGCTGGGCTACCGCTACATCTACACGCGGCAAGACGAAGTGAACCCGACTTCGCCGATCAAGGCGGCGCGGGAGCCGGGCTACAACACGGGCGGCACGGGCAAAGCCAAGGCGATGCTTTTGGAGGAATACCGCGCGGCGCTTTCGTCACGCCAGTACCTCAACCGCTCCGTGGCGGCCTTGGATGAGTGCTTGAACTTCAAGTATGCAGCAGGCGGTCGCGTGGAGCATGGCGGGGAGCGGGCCAACGATGAATCGGGAGCGAGCATCAACCACGGCGATCAGACGATGGCGGATGCCTTGTGCTGGCGACTCATGCGCGCCCGGCGGAGGAAGGTGGAGAAGGAGGGGAAGGAAATAGTCGTGACAGGAAGTCTGGCTTGGCGTAGAGTGTTAGCGGAGCGGGGCAACCGCGAGGCGAGAACCTATTGATGACAAACCCGGAGTTTGACTGTTTGGATGAGTTGATGGCCGGCCTCCGGCTGGCCGAGTTGAGCAAGGAGACCGACATGAGCGAACCGGCGATCCCCATTGGCAGTTTGGTCCAGTTCTTTCCTGGATCGGAGGAATACGCCTGGCGCTACTTCACGCAGCCAGGGCCGTATGCGGCGATTGTCACCAACATCGTGGCACCGGAGAACAAGCTGAACCTGTGCGTGTGGGATCGTGGCGGCAAGGCGGCGCGAATCCTGCAAGGCGTTCCTCTTGTCCTGCCCCATGAACCTGTGCCGCCGACCTCGCATTGCCGCTTGCTCCATGAGTCGCCCTCGTACCGGGATTGGTCGCGCGAGCGTCGCACCGATGGCCAGGAACATCCGACAGAGCCGCCTATGCCGAAAGTGGCAGCCGTCCGAGAGGAATCGCCAGCGCTGCCAAACGAGGTTGGCGCCGAGACGTTCACCTTCCGCCTGACGCCCGAATCGGCCGACGCTCTGTACGACAAGATCACCGGCTGGATTTGGGAACACACCGATTATTACGAAAACGCCTATCTGGCCGCCAAGCGGATCATGAAGGAGCTTTTCGGCCTGGAAGTACCGAGCAGAGATCGCCGCCCGTAAGTGGCTGATCCAACCCGCGAAAAGCATGTCGATGTGGCCCGGCTTTGCTTGGCCATGAACCGCTCCCGCCTCATGCTGCGCCGCATCCGCGAGGAGCGCCGAGAAATGGTGCGCCAGTACGTCGGCATGCACTGGTCGGAGGAGGGGACGAGCGAAAAGGTGCCGGTCAACCTGATCTCGCTCTACGTCACGGTCGTAAGCCGCAACCTGATCGCCAAGAATCCGCGCGTCATGCTTTCGACCTTCGACCGCCAGAACAAGCCAGCCGTCTCGGCCATGCAGTCCTGGGCCAATGAAGAGATCGGACGGATGCGCCTGCAAAACACGCTCAAGAGGGTGGTGCTTGATGGCCTCTTCTCATTGGGAATCTGCAAGGTGGCTCTCGCAACCCCTGCCGATTCGGCAACGGTGGCTTGGAATCTCGTCGCCGGAAGCCCCTTCGCCGAGCGCGTGGACCTCGACGACTTCGTGTACGATATGCACGCCCGCGACTTCACTGAATCCAGTTTCATTGGACACCGATATCGTGTACCACTGGACGTGGTGAAGGACTCCCGAATCTACGACTCCTCCCGCCGCACGCTGGAACCGTCCATCGACGCCGCTTTCAACCTGGAAGGCGACGAGCGCATCTCCATGCTCGGCCGCTCCTACTACGGACAGGACAGCGAAGAATTCGAGGACATGATCGACCTGTGGGAGGTCTACGTTCCGCGCCACCGCTTGGTTCTGACGCTCGTGGACCAGTACATGGTCGGCGTCCAGGGCATGGCCGACATCAAGGACAACCCCAACGCTCAGATGGCGCTCCGCGTGCAGAAGTGGCTCGGCCCCGATGGCGGCCCCTATCACTTGCTGCAATACGGCACGGTGCCCGGCAACGCGATGCCCAAGGCGCCGATCCAGGACTTGGTTGACATGCACGATGCGGTCAATCGCATGTACCGCAAGGCGATCCGGCAAGGCGAGCGGCAAAAGGAGCAACTGCTGATCGCTGGCGGGTCGATGGAGGACGGGAAGCGCATCCAGGAAGCCGGCGATGGCGACGTGGTGCGCTGCGACAATCCCGAACGCGCCCAGGTGCGAAGCTTCGGCGGCCCGAACCAGGCGAACCTCGGCCTCGGCACGCATCTCAAAGACTTGTACTCGTGGCTGGCGGGCAACCTGGACATGATGGGCGGCCTGGCCCCGCAAAGCAAAACATTGGGTCAGGACCAGATGCTCGAACAGAACGCCAGCCGCGCCATCGCCGACATGCAAGACGGCACGGTGGACTTCACGGCCGGCGTCATCAAGGCTCTTTGCTGGTACTGGTGGCATGATCCGTTCAAGGTTATGAAGACGAAGGCGATGCTGCCGGGCCTGCCGAGCATGGGGATTCAGCGGACGGTGACGCCCCAGCAGCGGATGCGCGGCCGCTTCGAGGAGCTGGAGGTCGAGATCGACCCCTACTCGATGCAGCACTCCACCCCGCAAAGCCGCTTGGCCGCTCTGAACCAGATTGTCCAGGGGATCATCACGCCGATGATGCAGTTCCTCCAGCAGCAAGGCATCGGCTTCGACGCCAACGCCTACTTGCAGAAGGTGGGCGCGTACGGCAACATGCCCGACTTGGTGGACATCATCACCATCCAACCGCCGCCCCAACCCGACAAGCAGGCGGCAGGGGCGGCGCCCGCCGAAGCGCCCAAGCCGGCGGAGACGACCCGCAACTATGTGCGGCGATCCATCGGCGCGGGCAACGAGACGGCGCGGAATGCCGACTTCCAAAACACGCTGAAGGCCGGGGCGCAGCAGCAAGAGCAGCCCAACGGGCAGGGAGCCTACCGATGACGGGACGCATCCGATTCACCCATGACGGGCCGGTTTACGAATTGGACGGCAAGAAGGTCAGCGAGGAGGAATTCCGTGGGGCGTTTCCACCGAAGCTGGACAACGGCCCCGGCCCCTCCTCGCTTTCCTCGACACCGGCCAATGTATCCGATGCGCTGGCCTGTCATCCAAAGGATGTGGAGAGTTACCGCAACGACGCCAAGAGGCGCGGCGTGCCGACCGATTTCCAGCGGGACGGCCGGCCGGTCATGACGAGCCGGGCGCATCAGAAGGCTTACCTCAAGGCTTACGGCTACCACAACAACGACGGCGGTTATGGCGACTGAGCCGATTCCGCAACGGAGACGCCATGAAGCTTGTTACGCAAGTCCGCAGCGTGACGCAACGTGCCGGTAAGCCTTGGGACCCCGACGTTCCGCTGGAGGTCGTTTGGGAAGTCCAGTTATCGACGCACCCCCATGTGACGGACATCGAGCTGACCGCTGCGGCTGGCGACCGCGATTTTGCGGCGTGGGCCAGCACGCTTAAGGCCAATGACTTCGTTACCGTTATTTTTCAGCCGGGCGGCTCCGAATCGGACAAAGGAATCAAGCGAGGCTGACGGCAGAAAGGATCATCGGCGCGATGGCTGAGAAGATCGACGACGACTTGTGGGACCAGTGCCGGCTGGTCGCAGCCAACGCCACGGAACACGGCGCATATCCCCAAACGCTCGGTCAAATCGACGAGTTCACGGTCCTCATCTGCGACGGCAATCAAGTCAAAGTTGCGCACAGCATGGACTTCCACGAAGCCGGCAACGGTCTCGGCTGGGAGAAAGACTTCATCCCGAAAAGTGAAATTTGGTTGGATTCAACAGTGACAACGGATCAGCACAAGTTTAATCTGTACCACGAACTCTTCGAGTGCCGTCTGATGAAGAAGGGCCTGACCTACGACGCGGCACACGACCGGGCGAATGCGGCGGAGCGGATTCTGAGAAGACGGTGGGGGAATAATGATCCTAATTATAGGGAATAAGACATGGCAGAAGGTGGTTTTGCACAGTGGCTCTATGATCATTGGCCCAGCGTTTCATTAACAATCGTG